GAAGATAATAAAAATGCCATCCGCCAGAAAGCGTCTGAGCGATCCTAGTATTGCCAAGAAGTTCTTGATTATCTTCCTTCCATGCCTTGCCATTTTTATTGTCCCGAATATCAATGTCGATCACCGACACGCCACTGGCTTCCCCTGTTGGCATACCAATCAATGCCGCATTTGGCACACTGAATAGACGCTCAACCTCTGTCGGGTCTTGTGTTGCCGCCTTAAACCCGCCCTCGCAGACGGGTCGCTTCTTCGCGTCACAGGGAAACACGGGGTATTCCTCTGCGACCTCTAACGCCTTACTAACTAAATCCACCATCACCTTATTCCCTTAAAAATGTGGGCGACAAGTAAGGGATAAACTTGCCGCCCACGCCCTATCAGTGACTAGAACTCATCTTCTTCGTCACTGTCCCCCGCACCGTCATGCTGGGATGCTGCGGCACTGGAAGGTGATGCCGCAACTTCTTCTACGCCTAGAACCGCATCGAGCAACTCTTGTGGCGCATCTATCCATTTATCAATAACCAAGTCGGGGACGCAAGTCGAACCCTCTCCCACGTTGATCTTGGTCGCGCCTTTAAAAACCACGACTGGCAGTTTACCGGGCTGCTTGGCTTTGTCGTATTCCATCCATAGTTTTTTCATGCCATCCATGCCACCTTTGTTGGCGCAAGAAAACAAGCGGACGGGATAATCGCCGAACAATGCCTTGGAGTAAACACGAACCTTAAAACCGCGCTTCCAATCGGCATCTGGTTTGGGCAACGCTTCTTCCGCGCTTGTGTCCATCTGCCAGATGGGGCTGCCACCTTTAGGCCACAACTGCCAGCCCATCTCCATTGTGTTCAAATCAAACACAACTTTAGTAAAATTGAACGGGACATTCATGTCGTCCGTGGACATCTCCCAAGTGCCCGCCCCTGCTTTGTAATTGATATAATGTTCAAATGTGCTTGCTGCACCAATGTCAAAATTTATTGCCATTTCTGTTTCCTTTATAAGCCACCATTAATATCCCCAAATGCGTTTGGCTTCTGCGCGCACTATGGGGTCATCCCACCAAAAGGTAGAATAGTCGGGCGCAAACAGCTTTGCGATGTCCATAGGATCATCGAAAGTCGTGAGCAATCGCTCAATGGCTTGCGCTGCAATAACAAATTCTTTGTTTATCTCCACGGCTTCAGCCGGGTCTAGTTCATAAATCGCGTGTTTCTTTGTGCTGACATAGCAAATCAATATGCGATGGTCAGGACGGAAGAACTGATAAAGCGACATCTGCCGCTTGTGTGGCGCGGACATTTCACTTGGTACGCGATGTGTCGTTTTCAAGTCCAAACAGATCGGGCGCGGATCGTCACCATGCGGCTTGAAGCAATAATCATCGCGGCCTGTCACTTTGAACGGCACACCATCCATCTCTGCTTCGTGCCATGTCTGGTCGCTCGTCGGAAAGCCATAGGGCTTCAATGCCTCGATGGTCTGCTCAACAAACCCTGCAATGTGTTCGCGTTCCTTATCTCGCTTTTCACCAACACCCTCAAACATTGTATCCGCATTGAACTTCTTGATCGCCGCGTCAATGGCTTCTTGTTCTGTGCTGAACTCATTTTGCCAGATGAAGTCGTAACCAGTTTCGGTTGCCAAGCCACGCGCCATGTTTGTGTTCGTACCGCCACGGACACCCGCAACATAAGTAAGCCACCATCTTGCCGGGTCAGCGCGAAACATATTCACGCCCGATGTGCTGAGTGCTTTTAACTTCTTAGGCATCAATGCACCTCTGCCCTTGTTATTGTGATCTCGCACCACTCAATCTCTAGGCTCCACATCATCGTCACCCTGTTCGCCAGACAATCATCTGAAATGATCCGTAACTCTTGCAACGCATCCATTACAGCTTTTGCCCTGTTGTCGATGTCCATGCGCCGCTTGCTTGGTCGTCCAACGATGATTTCGATGTTGAACGCATAGTCGATATTCGGCCTATGTATGCCACGCAACGAGTGATGGCAGTCTGCCAACCAATCCACATAAACCTTTGACTTGTGCATCCGCTTGCCAGATATGCGCCACAATCGATTGACGGATGGGGGTGTTGGCAGCATAAAATAGTGAATATCATTTTTTGTAAAAGTCATTGGGCTTTACTTGTCCAGCCGTGGCATCAGTGATCTTTTCCATTACAGCCGGACGCGGCATCCGTAGCCCGTTGCGATACAAATTGACAGCCACACGGCTCATGCCAATCAACTCAGCAAACTTGCCATCCGTATAGCCATGAATTTTCATCCAGCGTTCAAGTGTCATCAGGCAATCCCCCTGTCATGGCTTCCAGTTTCAGCCGCACATATTCAAGCAGTTCTTTATCTGCAATGCCCTCGCTGTGCTGCTGTATCATGCGAACAGTCTGTTTCAAATCCAACTGCATTTCGATGAACGCCTCTCTGTCAGAAAGCCCTGCATATTTATCCGGTCTATTTACCATTGGTTTTTCGCTCCTGTTCACTGTCAAACGCTCTGACCAGTTTAACTGCATCGTCGATTAGGTTCATCAGTGCATTGCGTGTCACCACAACAACCACCACATCGGTATCATTTGGGCGGCGCACTACCAACTCAGCCGGAAAGTCTTTCTCTGGCGTGGGTCGGATGTAGGACAATGGCTGATTATAGTTTTCGGACATTTAAGCCTTCCTTGGCGGCAAAGAAAGTTGCCACGAAATTGCATCACCCAAAAGCACCATGATGTCGTTATGCCTATTTCCAAAACGCACTTTGCCTCTCTTTAAATCCACAGCCCCATAGGTTTGCACCATTTCATCGTTGATCTGTACAAACTCACTAATGCCCTTTAGTTTCTTTTCTCTCTCTGCTTTTTCAACCAGAATTGAACTCCAAATTGGGTTATTAAATGAGAAACTCAGCAAATTAGAACGGATGGCCTCAAAGATTGTTTGTGTGCATTTGATGGCTTCTTCTCGCGGCAAACTGTTTTGCCCATAAACAAGCCGATGAATGGTGAAGGCAACAGCTTTCAGCGTCACGGACTGAGCAGCAACCGATTTCTCTCGCCAACATGGTTGCCCAAAATGTTTAATCGAAATTATTGTCTGCCAAAAAGACGTGATCAACTGCTCTTTTTCCTGAACTTCCCTTGGCGCAACATGCCTATTTGTTTTTCCAAAACAAAGAATTTGCGTAATTTTATTGACTTCCCTTCTAGTTAGTCGCCCATCATCAACGACATTGAAAGCGTTTTTATCCCGTAGATTAGGGACAAACGGCAGTATTGGAATAACTATATCCTTAACCGCTTTATTAATTGGGTCAGTGTGGTCAAACTCAAAAGCCAGCCCTGTTTCTACTTTTTTACCTTTAGAGTTTAAGTCAAAGAATAATTGTTGTTCTTCATGTTTGTTCAAACCTAGATGACACTCAACGGACACGGTTGCTCTGTGCATCGCCCAATCATATACAGCTTCCCAGAACTCAAGTATTTCTTCTGATAGCATTTGATTATTATTAAGGCCATTAGGAGCGTACAATTTAAAATCAGTCTGTTTCGGGTATCTGCAAGTTCTCAAGACTTGCTTAAGAAATTCCAAGACCATCCTGAAACCTTCTAAGCGATGTTGCCCATCCACAACCCATAAAACGTGTTTATTGGAAAGCGTAACATTGTAAATGCCAGTTGTTTGTCCATACTTATGTCCCACATCGACAGCGGGTATGTCACCGCCACCCATTTCACAGGCTCTTATGTTTGTAACCATAGGCTGTAAAGACGTATAGGCTGGCTTTCCTAAATTGTTTTGCAGTTCATGTATCGCCATAGAAACCTTCCCTTTTGTTTTTTCATGGTTTTGGATTTCCGACTTCACTAAACCCATCAGCGTGTATTGCGCTAATTTTTTAGCGTGATTAACCATAAGATTGCGTTGCGCTTCGTATTCGTTTTGCAACGATACAATACTGCTGATGTTTTGATGATTTGCGACCTTGGTTATTTGTAGCACCTGACTTATAGGCAATGAAAACTTGAGTGTCGTATGTCCCAAGTTTTCTCCAACCAAGGCCGGATAAGTTTTTGCGCTGCTGTCTACACGACCTTGCGCTTCGCGTAATGTAGTTATCTGTTTTGCTGTTCCGAAATTCTGTGTCATTTATTTACTCATTTCTAAATTGTTAGTTAGGGTTTTACAGTACAAAAAAACCGACGAACAAGATTGCGCCAAGCACCGCCATCAGCGATACCAACTCAATCATTGCTGTTATAAACATTTTCATAATTTCCACCTGTTACAATTTGTAGAAGCGTTTGACTTCGGCTGTCAAGCTGGAAAGTTTGTACGGCTGACCAGCATCGTGATATTTGAACCGATGCCGATAGTCACTGATGCCCCGGTCAAGCGCGTCTGGTGTTTCACCGACGATATGAGCGATGACCCACATGCCTTCAGTGCGTTCATAAATCTGATAATCTTTTGCCATTTAAATATCCCTTTCGATGTAACAATTCATAACTATCGTTATTCGTTACAAAGTGCAACACCTAATTTGGTACTGTGGAAAAGTGCCTTGGGGTGGCGTGGGAAAGTGCCTTGGTTAAGATTTAGCTTGCGCCTTTGGCTGCGGAGCAAAGTATTTCTGCTTGTACCACTCAGCAAACTTCGGCTCCTCACGAAACAGGATCATCATATCACCAAGCGGCATTTGCTCTGACCTGATGATCTGCGCGTGTTGCTCAAACTCTTTTTCAGTGGTCATCATTTGCTTAGACCAATCGTATAGTTTGCGCCATCGTAGGTTAGAACCTGATCGCGGTTCTTGCCATCATCTCTGTAGCTGATATGCACCCACCCGGACTTTGGGTCGTCTGGCGTGTAATACTCCAGAATAAGCTGGTCGAAATCCAAGTTTTCTCTGCACCACCAAGCGACATCATAATTGCTTACGCCACCACCCAATTCAAAGTCAGCCGCCTCACCCTTTGCATGTTGGCTTGTGGATTTGCTTCCGATCTCTCGGCAAAGTTCTGGGCTGCGGTATCCACTACTGACTAACACCGGAACGCCAAAATGCTTGCGTATTGGTTCAAGGATGTTTGTGCATAGAGATGTCAGTGCTTCCATGTGTTCGTCTGTCGGCGTGTTATCAATACCACGCCGCATTGCGGTTTGGCTCTTGGTCATCTCCCGCAATGAAAAGTGTTCTGTCAGTTGTATGTTTTGCACCACGGGAGCCTTTACTTTTTTCCGCGTATCATCCCGATAGACTTAAAGCCAAACGATGCAGCCACAATAGACATGAATGTGTAAGTCAGCCAATCAGGTGCTGCGTTCAGTCTTTCATACGCATGGTCATAATAATCGTCAAGGAACGGCGCAAAATTTCCGATGAACCAAAGCCCGAAAATTACGCTGAAAAATTCGTCCTTCCACGATCCGTCCGTGGCATCAGCTTGCGACTTCTGTATATCTATCTCGCCAGCAGCCACCCGCTTTGATATCTCTGCGTCTGCTTCCACCTTGGCAACTTTGGCTTGCACCTTGGCCTTAGATACAGCCGCCCGGCTCTCCATGTAATTACCAACTATACCCGCCAATGGTGTTACTAGATTAGCCCACATTTTTCACCCCTATAAAGACCGTAAAAATAGTGCCCAGATAATTAAACCACAAACGCCAGCGATGCCCGACACAATACCTACGAATATCATTAACGCGCGCACAAATTCTTCACGTTGCCTCTTCGCCAGTGCTTCCTGTACCCGCCGCGATTTACGCGCTTGAGCCTGAAACTTTTGCCAATCCGACCATAGCCCCGGACGACCTGACCATATCATCGTTTCTCTAAGTTGTTCTTCTTGCTGCTTCAACTTTTCCAAGGCCATAAATTCTTCCAGATCGCTGTTTGCCGTATTCGGTCTTTTCTTCTTTTTTGCTCGTCTTGCCAGTTCTTCTTTAGCCCCAACATACTTAGTGATAGCGGAACCCGCGTCGGCTAACTCTCGTCCGTTCTGGACAGCTTGCTTAATAACTGCAAAGGCGGCATTAGCGGCTGCGAGTTCTGCCAGCAATGCTTAATTCCCGCCTATGACTATGTTAAGCAATAGAATTATCGTTGCCGCCGCCGTGGAAATAATTACCATCTCCAATCGCTTTATGCGATTTATTGTTTCCTGAAAGCGTTCTTCGCTGACAGCTTCCAGCTTGTCCACGCGACTTGTCAGACTTGTGACAGTTGGTTTAGCCATTTAGCCCTCCAATGCCGCGACGCGGGTTTCAAGTGCCTCAATCTTTGCGATAGCTTCTTGCAGTGCCGCAGTAAGCACTGGAACTAATTTGGATTGGTCAATGCCTTGATAAACAGGGTCGCCATTTTCATCGACTTCATTATGGGTACCTGTGACAGCCTCTGGAACAGCCGTTACCTCGTGCGCTAAAAAACCATCAACTGTAGTGTCTGGGTCAACTATAAAATTAAATCGTTTTGGAAGCAGTGTTTTTACACGCTCAATCGCCCCTGTAAGATTAGTGACATTTTCTTTGAGGCGGTAATCAGACGTTGTGTTGTATCCCGTAGCGGAATTGCTTGTTGTAATTGTTCCTACGCGATTACCTGTATTATTGTAGAATACTGCTTGCGTTGAAACCACATTGCCTGTTGCAACAAATTCGATCCCACTATCTGAACCGCCAGCAAAACCTAGAACAACCTTACCTGGCCTTGTAGTTTCGATATGTGTGGTTCTATTAATATAAATATCACCATCGCTTTCGATACGCATTCGCTCTGTGTTGTCTCCCGCCGCAAAGCGCAACATCAAAGACCCAGTGGTTCCATCTCCATACGCGCCTATGCTTGCCTTCACACCTGCGCCTGACGCATCCGATTGGAAAAATTCTATTTGGCTCGATAGTTCATTATCAGAAAGCGCGGTGTCTGTATCCGTAAGACGTAAAGAGTGAGAGTCGCCGTGTATATCAACAGCGGTGGCGGGTGCGGCAGTTCCAACCCCTACATTTCCTCCTGCTGGATTTAGTGATAAAAATTGCGCGCCTGCCGACTTGTTTCTCGATTGCAGGAACGCAACGGCTGTTGCGCCACTATTGTCCATACCAAGTTCAAATGGATTGTTGTTGTTGCCGCCTTCAATAATTAATTGAGGAGATTGCGACCCAAGCGCACCATCGGCATCTGCTGTTGCGCCAGCTATATGTGTTACGGCTTCAGCAGCCGTGATGCCGATGCCAACCTTGCCATCATCCGTGATCGTCACACGGGTTGCGTGGGCATTAACACCGGAACCTGTTGAAGCCGAGCCATCGGCAGTGGCAAATATTATGGAACCGCCGGAGCCTGTACCCGTTCCCGCGCCCCCTCTAATAGTAAGCGAGGTTCCAGCCTGGTCTGTACCGGAAGCATCTAAAATGTCAATGACAGTTGCCAATGTAGCGGCAACATCCGCGCTTTGGTCGAACTGCATCAATGGTATGAAGGCATCATTGTCCTCATTGCGAATACTTAGCACATTAGTGCTTGAGTTGTAGAACAGTTGATTTGCAAATGTGGTCGATGGTTCAGACGTTCCGCTGTTATTAGAAACAATCGCTTGCAAAACGGAGTTAAGATCACTCCTGAAGCTTGGAAAGCTTTGGTTGTCGATCACAAAATCATGCTGTGCCATTTTTTCACCTTACGATATCACTGCGCCAAAACCCTTGGCTTGAAAATCAAACGTCCTATTTATAACAGCATTTGAACTGTTTTTGAACACTACGTTAAAACCAGTTGCGCTTTTGCTGCTGACAACAAAAAAGTCACCGCTTTCCATGTTTTGCGCCGTGATTGCTACGTTCTCTAAACTCTTAAATGCCGGGCTAAACGTCACTGTTTTGCCGCCACTGTCCGTTCCACTAGCGATGTCATTGCCGTGGTCAAAGCGATCCGGCATATCGACTGTCACTTGCAACGTCTCCACTTTAGGTGACGCGCTTGTGTCATTGCTGTTTAAAACAGCGCGGAACTTCAACGCGCGCGCCGAATATTCTCCCACTACAAATTCTCTGAAGTCCGTAAACGTAGGCGAACCAGATGGATCATCGTCTGTGGTGGCAATCTGCAATGTGGCATTGGTGTCTCCAAAGCTGGAAGTGTCCCCGTCAAAGAAACCCTCACGAGCATCGAATAGCCCAGCAGCATCTTCAAACAAACCGACATAATCCAAACGATTGATGACCACCTTTGATGTGACACGACTGGTGAACTTGCTGCCTAAATCGACCACCGTGGCAAAGTCATAAGTGCCTTCATTGTCTACTGTCGAACCACCGCCATCAAACAGCCCTTCCAGATCATCAAAGTTGCCTGTCGCGCTATCAAATAGTAAAGTCGTTGCCAATATCAAAGCATTATCAGAAACAACAACATCTGATTTAGTGCCAGAAAATGTCGGGTTTTCTGTAAGCGTTTGAACCACGTTACCGGGGTCAATTTCGTTTATTATCGCAATCGTAGCTGTTGCATTTCGGCTTTCTCTGCCGCCCTTATCTACTGATTTAATAAGATATGTGCCAGTTATTGCAGGAACGATAACTGTGTTTGCTGGACGACTGACTTTCTTTGCTAATGTTCGAGATGTATTAAAAGCTGCCCCAGATGTGGCATCGCTGTGTCTGACAATGTAATGGCTCAAATCCAAATCTGTCACTGGCGTCCATGATAGGTGAGCTTCTTTGCCGATAATGTTCACAGCAAAGTTTGTTACATCCTGTGGCAAATCCAAGGATGCGGTGATTTGTTGTGTCACACTCGTAAACGCCGATTTATTACCAAGCCCCGTTATGCTCCGCGCACGCACATCATAAGTTGTGCCAGCCTCTACGTTTATCATTTCAAACCGTGTGGACGATGATGTCCCAAGCGATGTGAACGTGCTGTCTGTGGTTTTCTTTGCTTCGACTTCAAACGCAGTTGCCAGATTGTCGCCTGTAGAAACATCCACCAACAAAACGTCAATCGCTTCTTCGTTAATGACCCGCAACTCATCGGATGTTGTCACGCTTGGCGCAAGAATAGTAAACGGCGATCTTAAATCTGTGTTATCAGCCAAGAACGCTGTTTCTTCGGCTGACCAATCGTAAACGCTAGAAGCCAGTTCACGCACCGTCAGATCAACACCAAGCGTTGCTGATCCATCATCGCCCACTGAACTTGCAAACTGCCAGTTAACGATCTCGAATACTTTACTGCTGAACCCAAACCGATCCAACGTGACCATAATCGTGTCACCGACATTGTGTTTAAAAGCAGTCAACTTGCATGGCAGCGTCATTGTAAGCTGTTGCCGAGCCTTGAACAGATTGATCTTGGCAATCCGCTGCGCCATGCTCGATGACTGGGTAAACGGCAAATCGAGATTTGTAAAAACCTGTTCGCCGTTGTCCTCAGTCTCAAACGTACTGGACGTTACGGGTGTATAATCTGTGGGCTGGAATTTGCCATCTTCGGCTGGCAAAAACACGCCCTTCACTGCGTTAAAATTGTCACGGCGGCTGGGCTTCGTGTTGATTGTAATTGCACCTCTTAAATCATCTTCAGTGATCGTTTCACTTGGAGCCGAATACGCACCAGCTTTGACGTACCACTTGCCGCCAGAGTAATATAGTGAACCAGCCATGCTTGATAGTATTTCTTCGATAATCTGTTTTGGCTGGTTCTCTGTGTCGATAACGCCGTGAGCCTCGTATCTGTTCTCTGTCCCGCCAGCCGCTAACGCCACATCCTCATCGCAGACATTCGCCGCCGCGTTAAAAGATGTTGTGTCAATCTCAGACGCCGCAGAACCTAGTCCATATTTGGTGTCAGTTAGATAGTCGCGCAAAATCAAAACAGGATTGCTGGAAAAAGCTGTGGCTGATGTGCGTGTATCTAGCACTTTCTTACCTTGCACGATTGCACTTATATTTGGGATGCCATTTGGGAAAGCATCTGTGTCATAAGTCAACTTTGCATAAATATAAGCGATGCCGCGAAAGCGATCATCGGTGTTCAGTCCTGACAAACTATTAAAGCCAAGAGTGTTTAGAGCGATTGTTACGTTTGCAATCTGGTCGTCCCCACCCAAACCCGTCAACACTTGCGCCTTGCCAACATATTGCTCTGGGGCTGTGACGTTACCAGAACCATCAAGCGTCAACTCATCATCGTTAAAGAACACCTTTTCGATGCTGTTTAGCTCGTTTGACGCTATCGCGACAATCATGTGCAAGAACTCTGACTTGCCCGTGGTTTTCATATAGACAATGCCACCCGAAACCTTTTGACGACCATAGACAATCTTGCGACTTATCAATGGCTGCTTCACCATCTGGCTTCGAGCAGCCATGCTGCCTTGAGGATTGATCTTTGGCTTTTTTGCCAAAGCCATTGATACACCAGAAAGAACTAGTGTTGTAACAAATGTTGTTGTCAGCAAAGCAGCAGTTATAACAGTGCCAGCAACAAAAGAAGCGGCGGCAGTCGCTCCAGTTGCTACGACTGCGGCTGCTACTGCTTGCGGTGACATATTATATTCTCCACGTTTTTAACCCTTCGGCGTAGTCAAAAAACACCAAGCCTTTTTCGCCTGTTACCGCGATCTTGTCACCTGTAAGAACACCAACAGCTAGACCATCGGGCGTTCCGACGACCGACCAATCTCCACGCCGCGCCACACGCATATCTATCTCATCCAAACGCTGATCCATGCAATCAATCATGCCATAATACCCCTCACGCATAAAGGCACGCATTGATCCAAACCGGTTCTTGTATTCGGCTTTATACAATTCTGGAAAGCGTGTTCTGCCGCAAACTGCCTCCTCACACCGCACGGCAAATGTGAAACAATCGTTTTTTGACCAAGCAAATGGTTCGTGGCGATATGTCTCTATCGTTTCAATTAAGTTAGCTTCCCAGCCAGCAATCCTAGATGAGCGGCTGGAACCCGAGAAAGAATGGTCTAAATACGAAATCGCTGTCATCCTTACCACTACCCCATGCTATTTCTTTATTCTGCAAATCCGCGACAAATCTCAAACTTGTATCGCCAGGAAATTGATTTTGTTGATCATTGTCTGTAAAACGGCGCACTCTGGCACGTTCAAGATCAATCAGGCGGCTTTCGGCTGACAGACTAATACTCGCCGTTTCGCCAGCATCTTCAATGGTCATAACATCCATACGCCCGTCGAATACGAGATATGGGTCTGATACGACTGCTCCTGAGGATATCACGCCCAGATAAACTTGCGCTGTACGCCCCTGATAGCTTTCTGTTAGAGCAACAGATACCAGACTGCTGTTGATACCGTTTAATGCTAAATTAACGCCCCTAGCGGCCACCTCAACAGTTTCTTCGATTGGAGATATCGACAACAATTGACCGCCACCAATGTAGGTTTCTGACGCAACTGTGATGTCTGTATAGCCTGTCCATATCCGAACATCTCCGCTATCAAAAGCCAGCTTGATCGCAAAGAATGGCTCAAGTTCAGACGCCGCAAGCTGGTTTTGAACTGCTGTTGTAAGATTACGGCTCATAGGCTCTCCACCGCACCGAAAGCAATGCCGTAAAGACCCATATTATTGATGTTCCAACTGCTTGCATTATCATTTAATCGGAACACGCCCTTGGCTCCCGACACAACGACAGTCGCCCCATCTGCCGGAGATGATCTCAAATTAGGCCAGATGTCCAGTGTCGCTTCCCCCGAACCATTGCTACTAGCATCGGTTAGCACTTTATAGAACTCTGACGATGCCGCCGATCCTAGCTGAATGTAATCGCCAGCCTTGAGATAGTTCGTGGCACTTGCCGGAAGCCCATCAATCGCCAAGCTGTCCCCGGTCTGGCTTGCACCGTTGACCACGGGTGTTCCAGCCGCGCTTGATGCTGAACCTTGCGGAGTAGTTGCTAGAGGATCGCCCAAGAGGAAAGTGCCTTTTTGCCCATATAGGCTTGTTAAGAACGCCACCCATTCTTCGGCATCGGTTCGCTGCATGGGTGGCAGTTTGATATCTGCTTCCCATCGCTGACCACTGAACTGATAAGTCTGTTGCTTGAACGTAAATGGGGACGTTGACACCCCGACCACATTGCGCGCAATGAGCGTAATTTCTGCTATCGTTTTGTTGGTCGGAGTGGAAAGCGGATAAGATATCGACACGATCAGCCCCCAAACGCTTTGCTAAATGACCCGCCACGCAGTCTGCTATCAGCCACGGCAGCTTTTGTTGCATTCGCAATTTGTGGCATCAGGTTCACTATTTCAGAACGGACTGTTTGCTGAACGCCCGTGGTGACGTTAATCGTCTGGTTTACGGTAACACCACCACTGCCAATGCCAGCACCCGCCAAATTCTTGTTGCTAACGATAGACCCAGACGATGATGGTACGAATAATTCTGCGCCCCGCTCCCCGACCAACACGGGTTTGTTTCTTTGAACAGAGCCACCTATTGCTGCCGTGTCCGTGCCAAAAAATGATGGGAAAGCAGATTGCAAGCCAGTAGAAATGCCACTTACCAATCTCTGCACAACTAGCACATCAAGCAACTGACTGATGATGCTCTGTGCCATATTACGGAAAGCATCTTTGACCGACATAGTTCCCTGGACGATACCTTTGAAGCTGTTGCCAAACGCTCCCGCCATACCATCGGCAAGGTTCTTTGCCTCACCTGTTGTAAGCCCAATAGCGTTAACTGCACCTGTAGCAGTTTCACTAACCGTGTGAGAAACCTCATTTAATTGAGCGGCAAATCTGAGTAGGTTGTTCGCAGCCTCGCGCTCTGCAACGCTCATTTCCTCAAAACTCTTAGTAGATAATATATCAAAAATCTTTTGAACTTCTGCCGCAGACTGAGTGGCTTGTGAAAACGGATCAAGAGTTTTCAAACGCTGGAAACTTTCTCCCAACGCGATTGCTTGCTGATTGGACAAATCAAATTCTGCCGCAGTTCTTTGAATAGCACCACGCAACGCTCTTTCGGCCTGTATTCTCTCATTTGTTCTGCCAGTTTGTGCTTGCGCTGCTTTTTCCTGCGCTCTCGCCAAGTCGTCTACAATATCCAATTCAGTTTGCAATGCTTCGATGGTTTTACGCAAAGAGTTCTGCAACTCAAACTCTGCTAGTGCTTTCTGGCTCTCAAACAGCTTGTTTACTTGTGTAGTGGCCTTGCCGTAAGTTTCCGTCAGTTTATCAAATCTTTGCTGGTTGCTGATAGCAAACCCATCTAATGTCTGCAAACTTTCTTCAAGACCATCCAGTTCTTCGGTTAGCGATCCCGCAGTATCTCGCATCTTCAGGAACACGGTTCCTAATGCTGCCGCGCCAGCAACTACAGCACCAAGGATTGCGCCAGTGGCACCAAAGATACCCAATAGCTGTGAACCCTGTTGACCAAAGGCCGTGAGGAAATGCGTACCGTTTTGCAACTGAACCGCCAAGTCACCCAACTGGAAGCCGACCTGTTGCACTCCGGCTTGACCAAAACGTCTTACCTTGGTCGTTGACTTATCTGCTGCGGCTCCAAAAGCGTTATATCCACGCGCTGACTTGCCGACAACGGTATCTGTTTTTCGTATCTGGCTTTGAACTTGCTGTAGTTGGGCTAGAGCATTGCCGCCGACATTCACATTGATCTGTAAATTATTTGCGGCCATCTTGCTGTTCCTCTAGCAAACTAAAATATGCGACCCATTCATTATACTCATCCAGTGATATTTCTTCAATCTCTGCAATCGTTTTGCCCAATCTTACCGCTAGAGAAATCAGGCCGAAACGGAATGGATCGCCTCTCAGTTTTTTTCCTGTTCCTCAATACTGACGGGATTGAATATGCAGCCGAAAACATTTGTAAGAACCCCTATGGGTTCGCGCATCAGTGTCGGCTTGTCATCCAGGGCAAACATATTTTCGCCATCTTCTGTTTGCGCCTTTATGATAATCATTTCTACCATGCCAGAGATAGTTGGGTTTGTTGTAAAATCTTTATATTTACGCTGAACCTTGTCGATATCAGAGCCAGTAACAGTCGTATAATATATTTTCAAAGGGCTTCCATCTACGCCCCATTCATCGACTTCCACATACTCGCGTTTTCTGCTCTCTCTATTAGCAGAAATCTGCTCACCGAATTTAGACATCGTGCCACCTCCGTCTGTCTATATTTATACTGTGCTTTCTGTAATCCCGCCCGATCCTTGCGCTTCAAACGCATGTTCAACCATGCCATCAAAAGTGGATGTCACCGTCTTGCCTGTAACGATCACTGAACCGCTTAACTTGATATCGCCAGAAGCATTACCCTCCGGGTAAAGTTCTACCGTGACAGTAGAACCGACATCGAGCGAATTTTGTGCTGCATCAAGTTCATCAAAGAAACATTCAAAGGAAACGGTAAATTGGCCAAGGCCAGCTTTGTACGAGCGAAAACTGTCGCCCATGCTTGTGTCCTCAATAACATCTCCCGTGACGTTAAGTGTGAAGGAACGGATTTCAGCCAACTCATTACCGCCGATAAAAACCGTACCTTCCGATCCCGCGTGTGTTCCCATAGTTAGACCTCATTCTCGCTAGTCGCTTCATCGGACTTTTTAGGCTTCCGACTTTTAGCCTTCTTCGGCTCATCTTCCGAATATCCAAGCGCAATAAGTTTCTTTGCTGTGTCCGGCCAGCAATTTATTGCGTTTCCATCCTTATCATAAACTGTAACGCGCTTCATCCTAAACCGCCGTTTCAACATCATTTTCTAAAGTAACATACATGACTTCTATTGAAAAGCGTCCAACGCCTACAGGGTTCTCTCCATCGCCCGAAAAATCAGCATCAAAAGAAGTTATCTTTGTGTCTTTAGCATTGCCGCCACGGGTTAGATCAGTGAATAATGCTTCTTCGATCTCTACAGCAATCGTGTCCAGAGTGTTATCAAGATTGGTATTAGCGGAAACGTAAGCCTCAACGGTTACGTCAAGCGTTCTGATCGTTGTTCTGGGCGTTTTCACTGTTGAGTAATCAGACGTTTCTGACTTGGTGTAAATAGTAAGGGCTGGCAGTTTTGCCTCTGCCAATGGATAAAATCTTGTTTGATGGACGCGCGTTCCAGTAGTCGTTAGACCCGTCAGTGTGGTGGTAATATTGTCCCTTATGGATTTCCTAACGTGTGCCATTACGCTTCTTCCAGAACCAGGACAGTCACGCCTGTCCCGTCATTCTGAACCACTCTGATCGTATAATTCTGGCTGTTTATGTTTATGGTATCGCCTTCTGCCGCGCTAGAAACGTCAGATGTGCGACAGGTGAACCGTGGCTGCTCCATTGCAACAGCAACTTCGCCGCCAGCTTCTACCTCAAAAAACTCATTGTCAAAGATACCATTGATGGTAGTGGCTGAACCGCCTTGGGGTGTATATGAAGCCGCAACACCGAAATCATCAGCGTCAAAGTATATCGCTAATTCTGTGGCGGTTTCGACAGCCATTTATTCATCTTCTGGCGTAGCGACTTTTTTCACAGCGCGATTAGTCTTTTTACCTTTAGGCGCGGCCTTCTTTGCTTTCTCAGCAACGCCCCGCGCAATCAATCGCTCTGCAATATTATCTTCGATTTCATGCTCAGTCCCAGCGTGTAGATTACCGCCAGCACCAATAAATGTTTTCTCTAGAATTTTAACTTTCATAATTCCTCACAAAGGAAAGTGGGACAGCTTAGTCTCCCAAGCTGCCCCCCAGACCGTTAAGCAGTGCTGACCTCATTGGTCACAGCAAAACTGACAGCGTTGCGAACACCTACGTCAATTTCACCCAAAAGGGTCAAACGTATTGTTCCCGCCTTGTCACCCGCAAAGGGATTTACAAGTATACTTGGCGCACCAAAATTTGCGATCATCAACTGGGAAAAATCTCCAAATATCAATGCACTAGCGTCCGTTCCACCATCACCGGGGTTCAGGTTTGACGGTACGTTGCCAGTGAACTCAACCGGATAACCATAAAGGTTATTCCAAGGGTCGTTCAAAAGCATGACGCTATCGGTGGAGCCGACTTTTACAGTCGCTGCTAACTTGGCTTTGACCTTTGGATTGGACAGGAAGCCAGCCGCGTTGCCATTGACAATGCCGTTGTCTTCCTCGACAAGTTTCACCAGGTCTATGATGTCTTGCCATGTGAGAGCCGCTACATCGGTATCGGCTGAAATGTCCAAGTCATTGATACCGGATGTGTTCAGGATGCCTGTCGGCTGGCCTGATGAACCGCTGCCTTGGATCGCGTGTTTTTCGATGGCATCGGCAGCAGAAGCAAGCAGATCATTGCGAATGATTTGCTCAATCGCGGGAACGCTCTCCATCATCAGCAAGCGTGAAATTTCAACAAACGCACCCATTGTGCGCGGCTGAAGTGTCACGCCACCATCGGTTCCGGCTCCATCAGAAACGTCACCGAGTTCCTCAACAAACCCGGCTGTCGCGCCTGTTGCCAGTTTCGGCATTTTCACACGACCCGTCAGACCCCCCATGTAGGTTGCGCCAAGATTTCCAAGAACCTGTTTGGCGCGTAGTGCTTCAATGAAAAGATCGCCGCGATGTTCCGTGGGAACGAAATCATCAAACACGACTTCTGATCCTGTCGCACCTGTGGCGGCAGTGGAAAGTGGGCCACGCTGTTGCCATGCAAAGTCAGGGACGTAAACGCCTTCTGCTTCTCGCCCGACAGAACGTGTAATTTCATCGTTCATCTCACGTTCAAAGCCAGCTTCGCGCCAATCGCCCGTAGCTTGAGCGCGGATCATACGAGCAAGCGAATAGGAACGCTTTTCCTTTACAGGTGCGTCAACAACGCTTGGGGGCGTATCAAGTGGCTTGTCATCACCGATGACATCAAGCAGTTGACCGCGAAACGCATCAACGCTCAAACCATCACGGATGGCGGCATCGCCAAGATCACGCTTATTGTGCTTGGCTGCGATAGCAAGAATTTCGCTATCATTTTTCCTTGCGGCTCGAACAGCTTCTGCCTTC